CCTTCGATCACGTCGTGCCCGAGACGCAGGGCGGCGGCAAGAGCTGGGAGAACATCGTCACGGCGTGCTTACCGTGCAACCGGCGCAAGGGCGGTCGGACGCCGGCGGAAGCGTCGATGACGTTGAAACGACTGCCGGTGCGGCCGGCCGCGGCGCCGTCGCTGCGCTTGACACTCGGGAGGAAGCATGTCCCAGAGAGCTGGCGCGACTATCTCTACTGGAATATCGAGCTGGAGACGTAGGGTCGTGAACGCCATCTTCGCGCGCGTCTGGCGACGATGGCTTCACGATCCCTTCAGCGGGAAGCAATGCACCGTCGTGCGGGTGCGCGGGTGGAATGCGTGCACCTACGATTCGCCGGGCGGCGGTCGCTACGGCGTCGAGTTTCTCGGACCGCCGTGGCAGAAGCAGATTGAAGACGGGCCTTAGCTGAGACGGTTTAGCGCTGCCCTGAAGAGGCAGAGACGCCAGTTCGATTCTGGCAGGTCCGACCAAACATTGGGTCGGTAGCTCAGAACGGTAGATGCACTCGCCTCTTAAGCGAGAGGTCGCGGGTTCGATTCCCGCCCGGCCCACCAAATCTAAAGTGGCGTATACTTAATCGATGAACTCGAACGAGTATATGGCCAGATACATGGCCACTCGTTATCGGCGGCGGCGACGTGCGGCGATCAAGCAGTTGGGCGGCCGATGCGGAAAGTGTGGCAGGAAGCGAAACCTGCATTTTCATCACAAGAACAGGAGCGCGAAGGCGTTCAGTATCGCCAAACGCTTAGCCGGCGCGTCAGAGGAAAACATCCTGAGCGAGATCGCTAAGTGTGAGCTGCGCTGCGATGGCTGCCATCGAGCCGAGCACAAGGTCTACAACGCGTGCGGGACTGTCAGAAAATACTGGCAGGGTTGCCGATGCGAACTTTGCCGTGAAGCCTTTAATTCGTATCATCGAGCATGGACTAGACAGTAATGTCAGGTTGCGGTATACTTAGAGTGTTCGCCGCACGGTGTCGATCGCGGGTACTTCATTGGTGATGACAAATCCGCGGTCATCGGTTTCCTGCGGCGGTTAGCTTTCGAGGCGCGGTGCTGTCGGCCGGTACTTCATCCATACGAAGTGGGCCGTAAGGCTCCCGGCAGACTTCAGTTTCCCGCCTCGGTTCGTCTCCACGTCGCGGTGTCGATCCGGGATACTTCATCATAAGCAGCAGGTCGCGGGTTCGAGTCCCGTCGTTCGGCTTCGGCTGGACGTAGCTCAGTTGGTTAGAGCAGCCGCCAGAATGGCCCGGTTCATGGGTTTCCCGACGTGATTCGCTGAAAGGTGGTCGCCGATGCGTACGAACACTCCGGTCCCGACTGAGCCGATCTTCACGCACGAGGGCGCGCGCGCGACGCGCATCTCGCCGTTGCTCACGCTGCGGCGCATGTGCCTCGCGTCGTTGCTCTGGGAAGATCAGCACTACCAGCTCGGTGTCGATCACGCGAAGGACGTGGCGGACCTCGTGCGCGATCTCGTCAACGACGGGAAGGCGGACGCCGTGGCCGCGCTCGCCATCGAGTGCCGCGAGCGGATGTACCTGCGGCACATGCCGCTCTACCTCACGGTGCTGTTGACGCAGTACAAGGGCTGCGGCTCGCTCGTGGCCGCGACCTTGCCGCGCGTCATTCAGCGGGCCGACGAGCCCGCCGAGTTTCTCGCCCTGTACACGAAGCTCTTTCCCGAGGCTCGGCGGAAGACCGTGAATTGGAAGACCGGCGCGGCGACCGGCAGCGTGCGCGGCATCAAGCTGTCGGCCGGCGCGAAGCGCGGCTTGGCGCAGGCGTTCGGCGCCTTCAACGGCTACCAGCTGGCGAAGTACAACCGGCCGGGGCAGTTCGCGCTGCGCGACGTCCTGCGGACGTGCCACGCGAAGCCGAAGGATGCGGCGCAGGCCGCGCTCTGGCACCAGCTCGTCACCGACACGCTCCCGGCCCCGGACACCTGGGAGGTTGCGCTGTCGGCCGGCGCGGACAAGAAGGCGACATTCGAGCGGCTCATTCGTGAGAAGAAACTCGGCGGGCTGGCGTTCCTGCGGAACCTTGCGGGCATGGTCGAGGCCAAGGTGGATCGGGCGCTGCTCGTCGAGCGGTTCGCGGGCGGCTTCGATCGCGTGCTGCCGTTCCGGTTCATCGCGGCGGCGCGCCATGCGCGCGGGCTCGAGGATTTGATCGACGCGGCCATGATTCGCGCGGCCGGGTTGAGCGACAAGTTGCTCGGCCACACCGTGCTCGTCGTGGATACCTCGGGATCGATGCGGACGGCGCTCGGCGGCAAGTCGGAACTGAGCCGACAGGATGCGGCGGCGGCGCTCGCTATTCTCGCGCGCGAGCAGTGCGAGCACGTCACGATCATCTGCACGGCCGGCAACGACTCAACGCAGAAGCACGCGACCATGTTGATTCCGCCTCGTCGCGGCATGGCCTTGCAGGACGTCATCGTCAACGGGACGAACGCCATCGGCGGCGGCGGCATCTTCCTCGTGCAGGCGATGGCCTGGGTCCAGGCGCACGTGACGGACCACATTGATCGCGTGATCGTGTTCACCGACGAGCAGGATTGCGATCACAAGCAGGCGCCCGACACGGCGCTCCGGCTCGGCACGACGAACTACCTCGTGAACGTCGGCGGCTACAAGCACGGCATCGCGTACACGCCGTGGGTGCACGTCGACGGCTTCTCGGAGCGCGTGCTCGACTTCGTCCGCGAGGCCGACGCGCTCCAGTAATCCAGCCGCCCGCTGCGAATCAGCGGGCGGTTCCTCTGTCGGGTTCGACCCTCATGTGGACGAGGACTTGCCTTTTAAGCAAGCAGTAGCGGGTTCGAGGCCCGCCGGACCCACCATTTCGCGTCGCGCGCTCGTCGCGCTGTCCCGCCCAATAGCCGCACGTGAACGTGCCGGCGCCCAGACACACCATCACGATCGATCCGCACACGACTGCGGCGACCAACACGAGAGAAAAATCCATGTCTGAGTGTGCACGCGATCTGGCCGTGCGAGTGTGCCGTCCGGTATAGCGTTTGGTGTTAGGATGAGGCCCATGATTATTCTGTCGATCGTCATGGACGGTACGAACTACCAAATCCTGGCGGAACCGACCGATCCGCTCCGCAGTGTCGTCGGGCATGTGCTCGAAAAATCCGGCCTCACTTTGCCACCCGGTGACGAATACGTGCTCCATGACGGCGACGGCAACCTACTCGATCAGGCCATGCTCATTAGTGACGCGGGCCTCTCGACCGGCAGCACCCTCATGCTGCAAGCCGGGCATGAACGCGACGGCGACCGACACCCGCAACGCTGAGTAGACATTCATGTCACAGTGGCGTAAGATGCGCCGCATGAAACACAAACACAAGCGGCGCAAGGCCGCTCCCGGCACACCCGCCGTGATCATGCCGGCGCCACACGCGGTCACGCCACCACGATCCTTCAGCCCACCAGAAACCGTTGCGGCGAATGCCGCGCGAGACATCAAGGATGCCGCGCTGCGCGCGGCGCACGCGGCTGACGCCAAGAAAGCCGCCGCTGATGCGGTCCTGGCGGAAGCGGAGCGCCTGCGGGTCGCCCACGAAGTCACCGCCGCAGAACACGCGCGGCTCGACAAAGAGGCCGCGGATACGCGCCGGGAAGCCAAGCGGCTCGCGGACGAGGCGGACGCGACAGCCGCTGAAGAACAGGCCAAGAAACCCAAGCCATGGCATCGCGGCTGGCTCGACTGAGTGTGCGGTTCGGCACAGACAGCTCAGCCGCTCAGCGAGTACGCTGGGCGCATGAAGAAACTGCCTGTCCTGATCGCGGTGGCGCTGCTCGCGTTGTTCGTCGGCCGCGCAGACGCGCAGACCGCGCCCTGCGATCTCCCGACCGCCACCTCTGGGACGTTCGTGGTGAACACACCGATGACCTTCGCGGTGTGCTCGAACAGCACGGATCAGAACGGCGCGCCGACCGTCATTACCGGTTGGGCGCTCTACGACGGCGCGACGCGCACGACGCCGACCATGGTGGCCGATACGGTCGTGAGCGCGACCGGCTTCCGGCAGTACACCTTGGCCTCGACCTCGCCGGCGACCGCCGGCGTGCATACCTACACGATGGCCGAGTTGAACTCCATCGGTGAAGGTACGCGTTCCGCCCCTTTTGTCTTGACGGTCTCGTTGGCCCCGACGGCACCGTCTGCACCGATCAAGCTGATCATTCGCTAGCGTGGCCGGCGACGCTGACAGTGTCGGCCACGGGCGCCGACCTGCCAGCGATCCTGGCATCCCCTCTCTGCGCGACGTTTCCCTGCACGACCGCCTTCACGCCGCAGTTCGTCGGCGTCACGACGATCGGTCGGACGATTGACAACGGGGACTCGAGCTATCTGAACGGATCGAAGGTGACGACCACGGTTCTGGGCGGCCAGATCGTGTCGTTGTCGCTGTATGTGCATGGCCCACTCGACACGGCCGCGCATCGATCGTTCCAGATCGGGGTGTACAGCAGCGACCCGGCGACCGGCTATCCGGGGACGTTGCTGGGCGTCTCGCAGGTCGGCACGCTCGTCGGTAATTCGTGGAACACGCTCCTGATCGCGGGCCTCCCGCTCACGCCGTTGACCGACTATTGGGTGATGGCCAACAACAACGGGCAGGCCGGCGCCGCAACGAACCGCTACGTGTACGAGATGGCGGCCGGCGGCGTGGGCGCCTGGTCCGTGGCGCCGATTCCCTTCGGATCGTGGCCCACCACGTTCGCCGCCACGGTGACTGGCACGAGCTTCTCACTCTACGTGAGCGTGCTGCCATGAGAGTCTGGCTAGCGGTCGTGTGCGGGCTCCTGCTCGCGGGCCCGGTGCACGCGCAGACCGTCATCGATCCGGCGACGGCGCGGATGGAATTCACTGAATCCGACCCGACGTCGGTCACCAGCTATCAGGCGATTGTGTTGCCGACGTCGGCCGATGCCGTGACCGGCGTGCCGGCGCTGACGGGACCGATGGTTCCGATCGGCGGCATCATCATCAGCCCGACTGCGCCACCCTCACCCGTGACCTACTCGGTCACGTTCGCGCAGATGGGCATCACGACCACGACGTTGCCCTGTACGGCAGTGGCGCCGGCCGTCTGTCCCTCGTACAGCATCGTCCTCTTAGCGATCGGACCGAACGGCATCAGTGCGCGGTCGATTTCCGCCGAGAGTGATGCGTTCGCGTTGACGCCGCTCACCATGCCGCCGACTGCGCCATCGACGCCGGTGAAGTTCACCATCAGGAACGCCGGATTGACATTCCCGTCACATTCGGCTATAATGGATTTCACGATCATGTTCCATCGGACTCTCTCATCGTCGCGGCTATCCAGTTTGCAGCAGGGCTATCAACGCTCGCTGCAGTTACTCGGATAACTGCGCGTCGGGAGAGGACGATCGGCCTCAGCTGCTCGCTCACGGACCTGTTCAAACGTCCTTCCCTTCGCGCAGGGTATCGCTGCGGAAGGATTGGGCATTTGGCAGGCCCAGCGGTCCCGAAAACCGCCGACCTCACGGTCGTGGGAGTTCGACTCTCCCTCTTTCCGCCAAACTTTCGACGGGCTGCTGGCGGAACGGCATACGCGCTGGACTTAAAACCCGGTGCCGCAAGGCGTGAAGGGTTCGACTCCCTCGCAGCCCACCAATCGGTAACGCTGAACGTCGTTCGCGGCGTTACGTGCGCTCGTGGCGGAACGGTAGACGCGGCAGGCTCAAACCCTGCTGGCCTTTGAGCCATGTAGGTTCGATTCCTACCGGGCGCACCAATTTTTCTAGCGGGAAAATTGACCCGCTTGACTGAGCGTGGCGGAAATGGCAGACGCGCGAGCCCGAGGCGCTCGTGGGAAACCGTGAGGGTTCGACTCCCTTCGCTCAGACCAACTCGTGAATATGTACTGGTACGTACCAGTACATATCGTGCCGGCGTGGCGGAACCTTGGCAGACGCGCTCGTCTCAGGAACGAGTTCTTACGGGTTCGACTCCCGTCGCCGGTACCAACTTTTCGACGGTAGCGTAGTGGAAGTGGATGAACCCGCCTGTCTGTAGAACAGGTGCCCTTGAGGCCCGCGCACGTTCGAATCGTGCCGCTACCACCACTCGATGGCTCGTCGTTCAACGGTAGGACACCTGACTCTGGATCAGGATATCGGGGTTCAAATCCCTGCGGGCCAGCCATTCGATGATCGCTGAAGATAGCTGAAGATATCGCAACATATATTCAGCCATGAAGTAGTTTGCCGGCGTCAAGTCTAGCGGTCTGGACGCTCGCCTTTGAAGCGAGAGGTCGTGGTTCGACACCACGCGCCGGTGCCATCCTGCGGAGAGCTAGGCTAACTGGTAAGTCAGCACGTTGCTAGCGTGCCGCCTTCGGGCATGGCGGTTCGAATCCGCCGCTCTCCGCCAACCTTCCGCCATAGAATGACGGTGTGGGCAATTGGGTCCGACCAGCTAGTCTGAAACGGCTCGATACGCCGTGGGCGCCTGCGCCCGGCTTCACTCCCCATCCCACCGCGACGGGCGTCTGGATCCCTGAGCACTACACACCGTCGCCCTGGGAAGACCAAGCGCCGGCGGTCTCGACGACCCAAGAGGCCATGCGCGAGTACATGCTGTGCGCGCGTAAGCCGGGCGGCCTGAGCTACTTCGCCTTCACACATTGCTGGTCGCTGGAAGTCCTCGGTAAAGGTGAACCGGGCCGCTGGAAAAAGTTCCCACGTTACGCCTACCTGGAACGGTTCTTCGCTGAACTCGAAGAACCCTCAAACGTCCACGTCGAGAAATCCCGGCAGATGTTGATGTCGTGGGCGTGGATGGTCGTCTTCCTCTGGGACATCACGTTCCAAAGTAACTGGACGAACATGGTGCTCAGTCGGCGCAAAGAGGAAGTCGATGACGGCGGCGCGGTCAGTTCGGATCAATCACTCCTCGGTAAAGTCCGGCATCTCTGGCTCTCCTTGCCGCCCTACTTACAGGCGCCGCTCGACTTTCACTACATGGTCGTGCGCAATCAGGAACGCAACAGCTCGATCCGTGGCGAGGTCGGCACCGGGAAAGCCGGCCGCGGACGCGCGACAAAGCGCGGGCTGATGGACGAGGCCGCGTGGCTCGAGCACGGCGAAGCGATCTTCACCGGTATGCACCAAGCGATCAAGGGCGGCCTGGGCCTGAGCAGCACGCCCAACGGGAAGGGCGACGTCTTCGCGCGCATTCGCTTCGACGCCAAAACCACCTTCCGCAAGTTCTCCTTTCACTGGACCGAGCATCCCGATAAGGCCGCGAAGATCTATTGCACGTGCGGCTGGAAAATGGACGAGGCCGATCCGGCACCACCACACGTGCAGTTCGGCGCGCATGGGCCGGTCTGCCCCAATCGGAAACACGACCCGCCGCATCTGCCCGAGCCACGGAGTCCCTGGTACGACCACGAAGCGCGCGACATGACGCCCGAGGCCGTCGCCTCAGAACTCGACATCAGCTACGAGAAGTCTCGACGCGGGCGCGTGTTTGGGATGTTCGATTCGACGCGCCAAGTCTTCGATCCGCAGCTGTACTGCACGCCGCAACGAGACGACGAACCGCTGGACGCTTATCGCCAGCGCTATCTGCGGAGCGTCATCCGGCCCGGCTTTCCCTGCGTCGTGGGCTGGGACTTTGGCGTCGATGACGCGACCTCGCTCGTGCTTGGGCAGGTCGTGAACGAAGTGAGCATGAAGATCCGCTGGATTGACGCGTTCGAAAAGTCCGAGCAATCCTGGGACTTCTATCACACGTTCGTGAACGCCGCGTGGCAACCGATCGTCCGCGAGATTACCCACCTGGATCTCCTGCACTACGGCGACCCGTCCGGGAAGGCTCGCCAGAGCGATCTCATGTCGTGGGTCAAGAATCTCCGATCACGCGAACGGCCGATCATCATCACGATCGGCCCGCGCATTGGCGAAGAACTCGAATGGCTCGACTTCATCCACAACATCATTCGCAAAGACAACTTCGAAGTCAGCCTCTGGTGCACGCACTTCGTCGATGCGCTCGCCAACTACCACTACCCGACCGACGAGAGCGGTAATCCGATTCCCGGTCGCCACGAACCCGTGCACGACAAGCATTCGCATAGCATCGACGCCATGAAGTACGTGTACATGTTTCGCTGGTCCGCACGCCTCTACGATATCGACAAGACCGTCGTCTCCACTAAAGCGATCCTCGATGCGGGCCGACCCGACCCCAACAAACCGCCGCAAGAGCAACCGCCCGTCGACTCGACGCGCACACCCGGCGCGCAGCGTCTCAATTATTTCTGACACGACATCGACGTCCGAGTGCGGTATACTCAGTTTCGAGCAGCGCGTCCCAAGGCCAGAGACCGGCCGGTGTCCAGCCGGAGCACTCCCACGGGAGCCGGAGCACGACGGATCCTACCGCGTCCGACGCTAGGTAGTAGGGCACGCTGCTCTGCGAAAGACCATGTGGACCAAGCAACCCGTGAGCTGCTCACCATCGAGGAAGCCTGCGCGCGCATGAAAGTCTCACGTCGCACGATCTATAACTGGCTCGCCGCCGGGAAGTTACAGCATCGGCGCACCGTGAGCGGCAAGATTCGGATCTACGCGGACTCGCTCTGGGCGCCCGAACCGCCCGCGCCGGCCGAGTGACATGGCCGTCTACATCGATGACATGCGGGCGAGCTTCGGTCGCATGACCATGTGCCACATGATTGCGGACACGACCGAGGAGCTGCTCGCTATGGCCGACACGATCGGTGTCGACCGCAAATGGATTCAGCAGGCCGGCACGTACCGCGAGCACTTCGACATTGCGCTCTCGAAACGGCGCGCCGCCATCATTGCGGGCGCGGTCCAGATTTCATGGACCGACCTGGGCCGGCGCGTGTACGATCGTCGAAAGCGTGCGCAATGATTCGCTGGCCCAAACCCATTCGCGCGATCCGCTGGCGGATCTATTTCTGGTGTCAACGTCGGCCGCTCTACCGCCACATGATCGCGCGGTGCCGCCGATACGCGTGGTGGCTCTGGCTCCATTCGCATCGCCGCGTCACGCTGGCGGTGTTCTGTCGCCGGCTGACCCGCGATCGAGAGAGTTGGGCCGAGATCGTCCGCCGCGACCCGTGCTCGTACTGCGGCTCCACGGCCGAACCCACGGTCGAACACATTCGACCGGGCCGCACGAAGCGGCACACGGGCTGGGAGAACGAGGTCTGCGCCTGCCGCGCCTGTAACAACAAGCGCGGCAACATCCCGCTGCTCGAGTTTCTCTGGATGCGGCACACGGGCCAGCATCCGACCTTGCGTAGCATCCAACACGCGCGGTTGATGAAGCAGCGCAACAAAGCGTACAGCCGGGCGCCGCGGCGCGAACGCGTCGCGCGCCCATTAATGACTCCTCTCGGCGCGCTCGCGCGCTGGACCGTCGACCGATGACAATCTTGCACTTTGTCTGGTGGGACGAGCCGAGCGCGCGCTCGGTGCGGTTCCAGAAAACCGTCTGCCGCATCTGGGCGACGCCGCGCGAAACAGCCAAGGACCGCGCCGCCGTCACCTGCCGAGATTGCCTCGAAGGACTCGCGCGGCTCGACGCCGTGCATAACTTGATGAACATCGACGATGAGCGGTAGCGGCGACGTCATCGTGCGCGACGACGCGCTCCACGTCGGGCGCGACCGCAACAAAACGTGGTGGGTCGTCGGCCATCCGGAAGGCTCCTATGGCGGGAGCACGCGCCGGTCCGAGGCCATCAAGATCGCCATCGACACATCGGCGACAGGCTTTCATGGCAAGCGCCGGATCGTCGTCCATCACTATTACGGCGGCGTGGCCTTCGTGATCACGCGCGTGCGGCAGCGACCCTCGTCGCAATTCTTTCAGGACAGCGTGCCATGAGCAGCGTGCTACAGGATTGGGTTGCTGGGATGCCGTGGAAGTGTCAGAGCATTCTGTTGTCGGGCCTTCGTGGGACCGATCACAGTCAGCCACCGGCCATCAAAGCCGTCTCGCGCTGGATGCGCACGCTCGCGCAGCACAACGCCGACCCAGCCAAAGGGTACATGCGGCCGGACAATCTCCCGACGCCGCTGGATCTGTGCGACGAACTCGAATACGAAACCTGTCATTTCGTACATCACTTCGCCGATGCGTTGCGGACCATCGCCATCTGGCATCCACACGCGGAGACGCGGCGGGGCGCGTTCGAGTATCACTTTCGGATCGCCGAAGAACTGTTTCACTTCCTGCCGGAAACCGATGATCTATTTATCGCGCGGCATCAGGACCGTGTGGCCCATGACTGACATCGTGCGCGATCTCTTCTCCGTTCAGATCGTAGGTCGCCACCGTTTTGGCGCTCTCGTTCATCACGTACACGAGTCCGTATTCCACATAGGGCAGGCCGGCGACACAAATCGCCTCGTAGTGCTCGTCGAAGAAATCGACGCGTTTGCGGCACTTCGGTGGCTGTTCGACAATAACGTGCCGCGCTTGAAAGATGGACTCGCTACCGTGGGGATTGATCACGCGGATCGTCAACATACCAGCTCCTTCTGAAGTGGCCTCTCGGCCGAGAACCGGAGTCTAGCATGGATCTCCGCGACCCCGACGAGGATAGCGTCCGCAGCCTCGTGCAGATCCAGGACGACGCGGACGAACGCTGGCAAGCCGCGCGGCATCGCGTGCTGAAACGCGCGGACCTGCACTGCGAGCGCTGTCACGCGGAGCACAATAAATCCATCTGGAAGTATCTCTACGATCCCTTCACGTGGTGGCCCGTCGTGCCCGGCCAGCCGCCGCACCGGCGCGATCTCTATGTCGTCATCGTCAACGTCATCGTCGTGCCCACGGTCATGCCGTGGACCGGCGAAGATGACGACCTGCGCGCCCTGTGCGTCGGCTGTTGGCTGTGGTCTGAGGTTGAAGCCGTGCGGGAGCGCAAACACCGCAAGGAGTTAGGCGACCTGCCAGGTCAGCAAAACCTCTTCGCTTGACATCCTAATCTAACATTGTTAACATTCGCGGCGTGCCACGGAAATCCCTTCGGCTTGTCGCGGCTCGCGTGCCAGAACATCTCTGGACCCGCATACGCCAGCGCGCGGTCGTCTTCGGGATCTCCACTCAACAATTGGTCACTGATGCGCTGACGGCATATCTGCGCACCGATGAGCAGCGCGCTGAAGAAATTCAGGCGTTGCAGAAGGAATCCCATGAAGATCGGTCCGCTCGACGTGCAGCTCCATCGCACCGTGCGCGTCGCTGAGGGACGCGCGCCAGCTAACCTGCCGCCAAGCCTCGGCCGGATCAAGGCGTATCCGGTGAAGGACTTCCGCCAGCGGTGTCCCGCCCTATGGGAAGACGAGGGCGTGTTCATCGGCCTGCACGACACCGAAGCGCTCTGGTTGTCGTTCCACACGTCGTCGCCGGTCGCGCTGCTCGTCGGCGCCGGCGCGATCAACGCGCTCACGGGCAAGAAACTCGGCACGAAGCTCGAGGCCGAGAACTATCTCGTGACGCCGCCGCAGCCGTGGCTCGACGGCTGGAAAGCGACAGACGGCACCGTCTATCAGTTCGTGGCGACCCCATACGAGAAAGGCAAAGGGCTGACGGTCGGCGAGCAGTTGATCGGCGAAGAGAGCAAGACCGGGGGCATCGGTATCGCGCTGTTCGAATCAAAGAATCCCATCCCCACACAGAAGGGCTGGCCCGACCAGACCTGGGGCGAGGACGCATACGGTGACGTCGGCTACGGTGGCCACTTCATGGGCGGGCCATCCGGGAGCAGTCTGGGCGCGATGAAGATTTCCGCCTCGGTGATGTCGAATGCGCCGACACGAACGCGCGGGATGGTTGGCACGGCCGGTGTCCGCAAGTCACAAGCCTTCAGTGAGATGGGCATCGGCAAGGGCGGCAAGATCACGCAGAAAATCTATCCCGATCCGTACGGACTGGAGACGTGGAAAGAGCTGCCATCGCAGACGCGCGCCATCTACGTGGTGCACGCCGAACTGCTCGCGGAAATCACCGGCGAGCCGATCAGCACACCCTCAGTGCAGGAAGATTACAAGGGTCCGTGGTTTGGCTTGGACGACTCAAAAGAAGCGGATGTCAAAGGGACGGATAGTTTCACCGGCCTCAAGTCCGTCTTCGCAGAGGAAACCGAGCCGACGAAGTAACCGGCAGATCCCGTAAGTTCCTTGACTCTCAACAACTAAAGGTCCATGCTCGTGGTGCAGCATCCACGAGCATGGCACCTCCGTGGCAGAATTTACTTGACATCCTTCCGTGGCGCCGCGCTCGTTCCAGCGCGTTAGCTCCTGTCTCGACCACCGATATTCTTCGCGCGAACTATCCCGACTATGACCTCTCGCTGAAGAGTGAGCCCTTACCGATCGTGCCAGGGCCGCGTGCGCGGCCGGTCACCACCGGGCAGGAATTCGGCACCAGCGGTACCGAAAACTTCGGCGGCTACATTCGCCGCGAAGACTACAACCCCGAACTCGACAACTTCGTCACGGCCGTTCGTATCTACGACAAGATGCGAAAGGGCGACGCGCAAATCAAGGCGATGATGTCGGTGCTGAAACTGCCGTTGCGCGGCGCGACGTGGACCTGTTTGCCGGCCGAAGGTGGCGACGGCGTGGATGAAGCCATCGCGGAATTCATCAACAGCTGCGTCTTCGAAGATGATGCGATGGAATTCTCGTGGGATTTCACCCTGCGTCACATTCTTCTGCAGCTCGACGCCGGGTTCAGTGTCCTCGAGAAAATCTGGAAAGTCGACGAAGTCGGCGCGTATCGACTCTTGCGGCTCGCGCCCCGCTTACCCAAGACCATTCGCCAGTGGCACGTCAATCGCAATGGCCGGCTCCAGGCGGTCGTGCAGTACGCGCCCGTCCCCATCAGCACGTCGTATCCCGAGACGATGCCCGTGCGCGGCGGCGTGCGCGAGCTACCGGGCGGCGTCATTGACGCCGGCGCCGCGGTCTCGCCGGTGCGCTACACGACCACCGTGTCGTTCCAATATCTGACGATCCCCGCCGAGTACCTTGCGGTGTTCACGCTCGAACGCGAAGGCGACAACTTCGAAGGCGTGTCGATCCTGCGGTCGATCTATCGCAACTGGTTCTATAAAGATCAGGCGTATCACGCCGAAGGCGTGCGCATCAATCGGTTCGGCGTCGGCACGCCGGTCGCCGAACTCGAAGAGAACCACAATCTGAATCAAGGCGAACTCGACGCCCTGAAAGACACCCTTGAACATCTCAAATCCAACGAGTCGTCGTTCCTCATCGCGCCGCCGCACGTGAAATACGACCTGCTCCCGAAGACCGGCAGCCAGACGGCCGGCACCGGCGCCGAGCAGTGGATCAATCATCACGATCAACAAATCGCCCGCAACGTCCTCGCCGGCTTCCTGACCCTCGGCAACGACCCGCACGGCACCCTCGGCTTCGGTTCCCGCCTGACCGATATGTTCATCTCGTCGCTGAACGGCATCGCCGCCGGGATCTGCGCCGATCTGAAACATCAAGTCGTGCGGCCGTTGTGTGACCTGAACTTCGACATGACGAAGCGGAAGTACCCGCGCGTCACCTGCCGCGACTTGGAACAAGTCGATCTCGGCAACCTCGTCGAAACGCTGGCCGTCCTGGCGAACACGTGGGTCAAGCCGGACGATGACACGGAGCGCTTGTTGCGTAAGCTCCTGCAGCTCCCACCGCTGGCGCACACCGACACGCGGAATGCCGCGAAGGAAGATGCGAAGAAGGCCGCCGAGACCGGTGCGCCGCTACCATCGAATGCGCAGAACGCCGCGGCCGGCGCGAAGGGCGCGCCCCGCGTGAAAGTCTATGGGCCGACCGATGCACCGCCAGCCACGCGCGGGCCTGGCATGAGCGACACCGTCGACCAACCGACCTTCGAAGGCATCGTGCCCGTTCACGAACTCAATCCCGCCGCCGCCGCCGCCGCCGACTTCACCCACGCCGTCGCCGAGCGACCGTCCGTCTAATCCCGTCCTTCGTCGCCGTCTGAAAGCGCTATGAGCCATATCTCAAAAGCGGCGGTGCTCTATCTGCATCGCGCGGGTGGGGATTACAGCTGCGCCAACTGCTGTCTGTATCTCGCCACGACGCGGCGCTGCATGTGGTTTAGTGCGCGCGACCTCGTGCAACCGTTCGGCGGCTGTGGCTTATTCGTGCAAGGCACGAAGACGCTCGGCGGCGAAACCGGTGCGAGCCCGCTCGGGAAAGTGACCCCGCTCGAGGCCGGCTACGTGGAGAACCGGCCGGGGTTCACCTGTGGTCGCTGTAAGCACTGGCTCGGAAATGCGCTCGACTGCGAGAAGGTGGACAAAGACAGCCCCGGCGACGACACCAACGTGGACGTGGGCACGATCGAGAAGGACGCGTGCTGTAACGAGTGGTCGGCACCGGACGCAGGAGTGAATCCATGAGTGAGGTCAAACAAGAGTGGTCGAAACGCACCCGCGCGGTGAACGCGGTCGTCATCGGCGCGCCGGTCACTAAAAGCCCGATCGGCTCGACCGTCAATCTCGCCGGGGCCCGCTCGCTGCAGATGCAGACGACGTTCACGTATGTCGGCGGCGGCACGAAAGTGATCGTCTTCCTCCAAACGTCGCTCGACGGCGGCGTGACCTGGTTTGACGTGATCAGCCAGACCTTCTTGCTCGCCACCGCGGTGAAGCTCTCGGCGCTCACCGACGCGGTCGCGCTCGCGGCGTCGACCGTGCCCGGCGCCGGTGGCACGCTCGCGGACGACACGATTCTCAACGGCGTGCTCGGCGATCTCTTCCGCGTCATTGCGACGACGACCGGTACCTATACGGGCGCCACTACTGTCACCGTTGATCTCGTTTCAAAAGGCTAAGGGGAGTGTCTATGAACGCGGATTCGATTGTCGGCCGGCTGGCATTACTTGGGTATCGGCCAGATGGCGTGATCGCCGCCGGACTCGGCGACGGCCGCGTCGTCCTCTGCAACGTCGTCGACAACGTGAAGACGTTGCCCGTCGACCGCCTGATCCTCGATCGCTGGGGCCCGTGGACAGAATGGGGAGAGACGAAGCCGTCCGAGGACGTACGGCGGCGCGTGCGACTCCTGATCGATTCACCGAGCCGCGTCGTGCAGGTCGTGCCGCCCGAGCGAGTGGGCGACACGATCATCCTCGATCATCATCGGGACACCAGCATCGGCGGCCCGGTCCCGACCCGTCAGCAGTTCTCGCAGATGCTCGACGCCGCGAACTTCGACGTGGCCGCCGAGCTGCCGCAGACCAAGTCCTTCGACATGGACGGCGATTTCCTGCAGCACTGTCTCAGCGAGATCGTGCCGCAGATGGCCTCGTCGGGCCTGACGATTGACGACCCGAGCACTTTCTGCAGTCTGCTCCATCTCGAGCGGACGGGCCTGATGCCGCACGGCGCTGGCGGTGGCCTGCCAGTCAAGCCGGCCGCACCCGCTGGGCCGGTCAAGGCGACGGATGGCTGGGAAGCGCAAGTCCCTCGCCCCGACGTGCCTGTCCGCGCGCCGATCGCCGGTGAAGAAGCGATTCTGACGTCGGCGCTGATGGCCGCCGCGCCCGCCGCGAACATGCCCTCCGCCGCGCCGATGGCCCCGCAGGCGCCGCTCATGGGTACCGTGACCCCACCCGCGCCGGCCACGACGATGATGCCTTCGGCTTCGCCCGCTGCGCCGCCAGCGAACTACAGCGTCGTCGACAGCACGGGCAACGCGGTCGGGCATCACGACAACTTCAAGAAGGCGGTCGATCACGCGCAGGCGCACTCGACCGCGACGAACACGGCGATGCACGTGCGCGACAACATGACCGGTGCACACGCGGCCTCGTTGTTTCCCCCACACGCCGCTGCGCCGCCGACGATGGCGATGCCACTCCCGGCGCCGACCGCGCCGACCGCGCCGCCTGCGGCAACCGTGGCGCCGCCGATGCCGGCGCCCGACATGCCTTCGTCAATGGCTTCGCCGGTACCCGGCGGACCGAGCAACGTCGTGATCCAGCAGGAACCGGCGAACGCGGCAGCGGCCGTCCCTGGGAAGGAAGGCGACTGGCAGGCCCATCCGACGACCGCGACCGCTCCGGCGGATCACATGCCGGCCGCGCCGAACGATGCGGGCCTCCCGACGATTTCGCCACGGCTCGGGCCGCCGCCAACCGTGCCCGCACATGGCGTGGCCGGCGGCATGCCCGGCGTGTCGGCTGATGATCAAGCGCCGAAGACGCACATCGGGAAACCACACACCGGCAAGATGGCGGCGGCGACCGACGCCATCGCGGCGTCACTCGTGGGCGGCGAACCGATCGAAGGCAAGAAAAACAACGCGCCGATGGAAGCCTTCGATGCCGGTCCGCAGGGCGGCACCGGCGCACCGGTATCGCAGCATGACCCGGCAGCTCCTGCAGCGCCGCTCGTGCCCGCTGCGCCCGTGAAGACCATCGGCAAGCCGCACAAAAAGCCGAAGGACATGGCGACGGCGATCGGCAAACTGCGGTGAGCGATGAAACGCGAAGACCTCGAAGCGGCCGGTCGATTCATCGGCCAGACACGCTATGACTTAGATTGGGCCACCTATGATCAGCAACAAGCTGGCAAGGTGGCTGCCCCGGCTGCGGCTCCCGCAGCTGCCACGCCAGCGCCCGCGCCGGCGCCGAAGGCCGCACCCGTTACTCCGAGCCCTGCACCCGCGCCGAAAGCGACACCTGTCACTCCGCCTGCGCCAGCGACACCAGTAGCGCCGGCAACGAAAGCGAAGGCGCCAAAGGCCACGCATATTGGGAAAGCCCCGAAGGCGCCGAAGGCCGCCAAGGCGCCCGCCGCGAAAGCGCCGCTGGCCACACCTGCGAGCGCGAAGACCGCCTCAGTGATGTCAGCGTTGCAAGCCTTCACGAGCGACCCATCGATGCCAGCCGGCGACGGCAGCGTGCCGGTGTTGAAGGGCGCCATGTCGTCGGTGAACGCCGCGCTGGCCACGAATGATTCCGCGAAAATCAGCGCCGCGCTCTCATCGGCCAGCGCGGCGCTGGCCACATTCCGCGCCGCCGCCTCTCAGTCGAGTGATTTCAAAGGGTCGCCCGGCGATGCGAAGCTGGGCGCGATCATCACGCAGATGCAAGGCGCGAGCGCGGCGCACGCGAACCCGGCACCTGCCGCCGCACATATCGGGAAAGCGCCCAAAGCGCCGAAGGCCGCCGCACCAACACATGTGAATGAGACGTGGGCTATGCCAATTGGAAAACCATCCAGCGTGCCACGGCGCGTCGACTTGCAAGCGGCCGGTCGCCAGATCGGAGAATTTCTCGCGCTCGGTGGACCGGGCTCAGGTCCGCATCCAGGCGCGAGCGGGGGCAAATCAACCGAACACGACGAGGGACACGCGGCGGCTCAAGATGCGCTCGGCAGCGCCGGCAAGTGGTTCGCTGGCAAAGGCGGCACGACACACGGTGACGCGGCCGCCGCGCAGCGAGCGGCGGAAGGGGCGCATGAGCATCTGATCAGTCAAGGCTTCGTGGCCGGCAAGTCGTCGCCGGTGTTCGGGAATCCCGGCGCGCGCACGACCGAATATTCGAAGCCGGGTGGTGGGGATGCCACGATCGAGACGGGCCGACAGATGGGTGCAGGGGAAGGTGCCTCGCATTACATGAGCGTCAAGGCACACAAATGAAACCAATCAACCTCTCGGATCTGGAAGCCGCCGGCCGACGTATCGGCGAGCACCGCGCCCTGAGTGATCGGGAGTTCGCGCTCGGTGGACCGGGGAGCGGTCCGCATCCAGGCGCCGGAAAAACCGACGCGGCCTCAGCCAAGGGATTGGCGCAAGCGAAGCGCGCGTTTCAACAACGCGAAGGTCACTTCGTCAACCCATCGGCAGTTTATTACAAGAGCAAGGAAGAGGCTGACGCGCACGCGAGCGCCGCGCACGAGCATCTTGTGAGCCAGGGATTCAAGAAAGATCGAACTGTGAGCACTCCAACGTCAGACTTTGGCGGCGGTGGGAAATCAGGGTCTCCCGGTCGGCTCACGTTTTATACAGGGAAAGGCGGCAAGGAGGCACACATCTACCGCGAATCGTGGCCTGATGGCAGACATAGCGTCCATACGGACATCAGCAAGAGATAACGCACAAGTGACTGACACCATCTGCGACCGGCTCGAAGCGCGACTGGCGAAACAACAGGAATTCGCCACGCACCCGGATACGATTCCGGTCACGCTCGATGAGTGGGTCCAGATCGCTGAATATCTCTTCGGCGACAAGACGAACCAGATGATCCGCGGGCGCGGCTTCGTCCCGCTCGACTTTCTCGGCTGCAAGATTCTCCTCGTCTCGACCGTCGTCGACGGCGACGGGCGCGTCGTGTACTGCCCATGAGTCTGGCCTTCGTCCGTCATGGCCGCACGGCTGGTAATTCCGCGGCGACCGGCGGTCCTGGCGATATTCATCGCGGCTGGCTGGATTGGCCACTCACCGACGAGGGCGTACAGGATGCGCTGCGGGCTGGCGCGGCGCTCGCGCAATGGCGGCAACGACTCAGTGCCGAAGGTGAAACAGTCAGTCCACCGATTATGAGCAGCGATCTCGAGCACGCAAAGGAAACGGCAGGCATTATCGCCACGGTCTTGGGGATGCCCACGCAGAGCACACCCTCGTTGCGGACCTGGAACCTCGGGGCATTTGCCGGGCGCTCGACCGTCCAATCGTCGCGGCAGATCAAGCAACTCATCACGCATCCGAATGTCGCCGCGCCGACCGGCGAGAGCATCAACGCGTTTCTCCATCGCTATGTCCCGTTCGTGAAGCCGCTCGTCGAAGCGGCGGACTGGCACATCGTCGTCGCGCACGGCCGCAATTCGCAGGTGCTCATTGGCCTCGCCGCGAAACAAGGAGAGGACGTGGACTTGGCCAGCCTCGAGCAAGCCTATCCCGTCGATCCCGGTGGCCTCTTGCTCGTGTCGGCCAACTGGATCGTGAGCGCCGTCAATCTACAGCCGCAAACACCCGATCCCATGCTCGGCGATCCGATTCACGCACGAGTCGATCCCGGCGCCGGTGAAGGCCAGTACGAGCGGCCGATGGCGTCGAAGCGGGCCTTTCAAGTGCAGACATCGGCGGGCGACTGGCAAGACGTATCGGCCGTCTCCGATGAACACGCCCGGCAAAAAATGGCGGCGCGCACCGGCGCGGCGATCCACACGATCGGGCCCGCACGTTTGAAGCCCGGCATCGCACCGGCCGCGCCATCGGTGCGGGACGTACCTGGCCAATGAGCGAATGGTACGCACAGTACGGCACCGGCGAGGACGCCGAATTCGAAGACGGCTGGCGCGATAGCAAACCGATCGAAGAGCCGATTCAGCCGAACGACGTCGAGCGCGACCCTGAGCGCGGCAGCCACGATTTGAGTCCGCGCGTGACGGATATTATTCCGGGCCGACCGGGTGACGAAAGTGGCCGTATGGATTGGACGAACTTCACCGACTTTCAGGTTGATAGTGCGACCTTAGAACAGGCGGTTGTGTTGCCTTCATTGACATTGACCGGATTTCTGACGGCGCAACCGGCACGGCCAGACGAATACGCGAAGCTCGTCATTGCAGACGGCGCGATTGCATATTGGCGCTTGAACGACACCGGTGCCTATGCGATCGACTCCGGGAACAACGGGCATCATGCGTTCTACTCTGGCAGCGCCGTGCAGGGGCAACCGAATGCATCTGGCACCACCCCAGAGCCGACCGGCATCATGCAAGGGCAACCGGGCATCGGCATCGATCCATCGACCGCATTTGCCGGTAGTGTGCCTGGGGGATTCCAGACCTATATCGAAGTGAACAACTTCACATTCCCATCGCCACCCAAGGTGAAGCTCTTTACCGTCGAGGCGTGGTTTCAAACAACAGCGCTCAGGGGCGTCATTGTCTCGCAATCTGGCACGCACGCCGAGAGCTTTGACACACCGCCTGGATGGAATCTGATCGTCGCCTCCGGGCGTGTCGGCTTCTTTCTTTTCAATGGCAGCGCCAGCAGTGTCAGCGTCGGCATCGATCTCTCTGCAAACGCGTGGCACCATGTCTGTGCCGTCTTCATCGGTCCAAACCCCATCGATCCATTCGCGCCGATCCTCTTTCTGTATCTCGATGGTGTCCTCGTCAATTCGACCTACATGTTCGGACTGATTGCCGGCGCGCCCGGCATCCCGATCCATATCGGTGGGGGGTTCAGTAGCGGCGGCCCTCCGTTCTTCCACCCGTCGGATGGTTTCATCGGCAATCTCGCGGACATCGCGTTCTACGACCACGCGCTCACGCCGGACCAGATCGCGCTGCATAACATCGTGCGTCGGACAGGATCATAAATGGCGATCGGGAAACCGAATAAGACCATCGACAATGGCTTGTGACCGAAAGCCATGAGCGCAGTTCGGGCGCTCCATGAACTCATCGACCATCACGCCGGCGCGGGGAACATCGAGCGCGTCAAGAAACTGCGGGATGCCGCCGCGCAGGTCTACCATCACGCGGCATCGAAGTGTGGAACGTAATGTCCAAGATCGTCGAACAGGAATTCTCGGGACTCATCACGCCAGCTGTCGTGGCCCCGACGCCGAGTGAAGACGCGAGCGCGCCCATCGACGATGCTCAACCGCCGAGTCGGTTTCCGACGATCGAGCAAGACGACAACGAAGATCCCCGATGGCCAGCGGGATAGGAGCCACGCCATGCCAGGCAAAGGACATCACACCCAGAAGTGGCACGACTGCTGGGAACAAGTGCAATCGAAAGGACACGATGAAGGCAGCGCCGCTGCGATCTGTACTTCGTCACTCGAAGGGGCCGGTGAAGACATTATGGCGGCAGACGCGCCTGCGGATAGCGGGCATGGCAAGATGGGGAAACCCTTCAAGAAAGCCAAGACGCTCGATGCCGGGCTGGAGAACTACGCCGATCTGGGCGTGGGTCACGGGCACGTCGGTCCCAACGAAAGTCACAATTTCAGTCAGGAGGCACTAGAGGCCGCCGGCCGCATGGTCGGCGAGAGTCTCGCCTACGACGAAGGCATCGACCTCGGTGCCTCCGGCAGCGGGCCCCACAAGGGCTTCAAGGCGGTCGCCGGATCGAAGCGCGACCGGTTCCACAAACACGTGCAGTCGCTCGCGCTGGAAGACAAGTACACCGTGGCGCACGGTCCCTTCTCGTCGACGTACAGGACGACGGACCCTGCCGTCGCCAAACAGATTCACGCGGCCGCCGGCGAGAAAGGGCACGGGCATTGGACGACCGTGAACGGCGATTCGCATTCGGTGCACGTGAGGTTCTGAGTGCCCACGCAAGTCTCCCAGGTCTTACCAGCGACGAACGTCACCTTGCTGATCGGATTGATTGCCGTCATCTTCGGCGTCATCCAAGTGCTCGCGCTCGCCGGCATGACGGGCTGGATGCAAGCAAAGAAAGACGCGCGTGATGCGGTCAACGCGATCGCGGCGGCCAAGACCGCCGCGCAACTCAAGAGCGACGAGAAAGCGGAAGATTGGCGCCGGCAGGACGAATTAGCGGACCGCGTGGCGAAACAAGCCGCAAACGTCGCCACGCAAGCCGCCGCGGCCGCGACGTTATTGCTCAATGCGCAGAAGGACACGATCGCGCGCACCGATGAAGTCGCGCGGCAGCGCGTCCTGTCTGAAAAGCATGTCAACGAGCAACTGGCCATCATCCAGCATGGGAACGAGAAAATTCACACCCTCGTGAACAGCGACATGACGGCGGCGCGGACGGCCGAGCGTGACGCAGTCAAAGTGACCTTGATCGCGCTGAAGAAAGTGCGCGCGCTCTCGATCAAACTCGAGTTGCCGGAGTTACCGGAGGAAGCCGAGGCGATCGCGGCCGCCGAGGCCAGGATCACCGAATTGGATCAAATCCTCGCCGATCGCCTCGCCGCACAAATCGCCATCGATCACGCAGCAGCAGCAGCAGCAGCAGCAGCAAGAACAGAGGAGAAGTGATGCCCAACTGGTTCTGGCGGATTCTCATCGCGCTCGTCGTCGCCATCTTCATCTACTGGATCGTCCCACCAGTCGCGCACATTCTCGGGTTCCCGATCTCTGGAGATATCGAGACGGTCCTGCATGCATTGGTCGCGTGCGGCGCGGTGCTCTACATCCTGTTCGGTCGGCCCGTCCCGAATCCGTGGGCCTGATCGCATGGCTGACACACCCGCGCTCTGCACGACGAACGGCAAGCCCGTCGCTGAGGTTCGCGCCGGCCAGACCAATGCCACCGGCCAGCACGACGGCTACATCGTGCTCTGTCCAGACGAGCGCGCGAAAGGCTTCGTGCGGCCGTACCGCGACGCCTACAAGCACGTCGGGCGCGAACTCGCCCTGGTGGACGACGCCGGGAAGGATTCCCACGCGCCACGGATCGGCGGGTGCGGCTCAGTCACGTCGATGGGCCGCGCACTCTCCGAAACGTACGCGCGCGATCCATCCTTCTACGGCGCGACCTTCTGCTGCGGCTGTAACAAGCACTTGCCCGTCTCAGAATTCGTCTGGACGGCCGATGGGGCGCCAGTCGGGTCGTAACCCATGCCGCTCATTAGTGATGTCGCGTATGTCCCGCTCATCGGCGGGCAACTGAAGAAGAAGCCCAAACCGCCGTACGGCTATCAGCCTATCCTCTCGAAACCCAAGGTCAAACTCTCGCGGATGCCAACGCCGCTCGAAGAGCGCGTGCTCTCGCTCACCGACATTCCGCCGCGCCTCGACGCCGACGTGCTCGCCCTGACCGAAGCGCTCTCATTGCTGCGGGCCGATGCGCTGCTACAGGCGGCATCAACCCTCGATCTGCGCGACCTCACCGAAGACATGCTGGCGCTCTGCCAGCGCGCGCAGGAGCGGGCTGCCCGGTACGGCGCGTTCGAATTACGCCAGGAACGGAACCGCCAGGGCGCGTCGCTCGAGTTGGCCGACGACCAGACCGGCCTCTTTCTCCCGATCGCCTTGCGGGTGCGGTGCGACGACCGGATGCGCGCGCTCGCCACGCAGCGCGTGACGCGGCTCATGCAGGATTGGACCGACGACGTGCGGCAGGTCGAGACGCGCGTGCAGCGCGCGCGGAAGGCCGCTGAGTGGCAGGCGCTCGCGGCGCGGCACATCACGACGGGCCTCAAGCGCATGGCCGGCGCGATCATCAACAGCGCGTTTGCGTTCGGCCGCGCGATCGAACTCGCCAGCCAGGATCAGTTCGAAGGCGAGGCCATCCTGATGTTCACGTCCGTGCTGGACGCGAGTACGTGTGACGAATGCGAGGCCGCGGACGGCACGACCTTCCCCGATGACTCCGACGAAGCGGACGTCATGGCCGTGCCGTACTACAAGTGCCTCGGCGGCGACAACTGCCGCTGCCAGCTCGTGGAAATTGCGAGCAGCACCAGCCTCATCGAGCACATCGAATTGTTGATGCAGCTGCGCGCCGGCGTGGCCAACCAGTACGAACTCGAATTCGACGAGAGCAAAGTCGAGCGGGGCTATCACGGGCATTTCTTCGGCGGCGGTGGGCCTGGGGCACCGGCGCCTGAACAGCTCGCACATGACCGCGCGGAATTCGAACGCCTGAAGGGCGAATGGTCCCGCATCAACAACGACCTGCTCGATAGCGTCGACCAGCCGCCGGATTCCGCCGGCGTGCAAGAGAAGATGGACCAGCTCAAGGGCCTCGTCAAGGATATGTACCGCCTGAACGCCGATCCCGGCGGCATCGAAGGCATCGGCTTGCCGGGTGGACCGAGAGACATCGTCATCGTCGGCGCGGGGCCGGGCGGCATGGCGGCTGGCATCATGGGCGGCACCGATGGCCTCGACACGCTCGTGATCGACGCCAACCCAGAGGCCGGCGGGCAGGCCCGGTTCTCAAGCCGTATCGAAAACTATCCGGGGTTTCCGATTGGCATCTCGGGTGAAGCCCTCGCCAAGAACATGTCCGAGCAGACGCAGCGCGTCGGCGCCGAGATGAAGCTCGGCGTGCGCGTGACCGGGCTCTCGTACGATCCAGAGACCGAACTCAAGACCCTCACCCTCTCAACTGGCGAGCAAATCGAGGCGCGCGCCGTCATCCTCGCGGCTGGCATCGAGTTCCGCAAGCTGAATTTTCCTGGCGAGGACGACAGCGTCATCTACGCCGATGGAAAACGGCTCAACGCGGAAGGTGCCGGGAAGAGCGTGGTCGTGGTGGGCGGATCGAATGGCGCGGCCCAAGCCGCGCTCGGCGCCGCCAGACAAGCGCGCGATGTCACGGTCGTCTCGCGGTCACCGATTGTCAACAGCATGGCCGATTACCAGATCCGCGCGCTCAACGCGAGCCCAAAAATTCAGGTCATCGAGAACGATGAGATTGGCTCGATGGGGAAAGACCTCACGAGCGGCAGCAACCATGTCACGTTGAAAAGCGGCGGCACAATCCCGGCCGACGCCGTCGGCGTGTTCGCGGGCGGCGCGACGAATCTCTCCTGGCTCCCCAAAGACATCGGGACAGCTGATGGGAAGGTCGTCGTCAACGGCAATCTGCAGACGACAATTCCCGGCGTCTTCGGCATTGGGGATGCGCGGAGTGGCGCGATCGGCCGGATTGGCATGGCCGTGGGCGACGGCCAGATGGCCGCACACAACGTCCACGATTATTTCGCCTCAGTGAAGCGGCGAGCCCAGAGCCGAGCCCAGAGTCATCGGGACGATCAGGGTGATCGCCTGGATCTGCGCCGGCACTCGAACGCCGCGAAGATGAGCCCGCACGAGTGGGACCATTTGGTGGACCGGTTGTTCGAGTTGGACAAAGAGTATCCCTATCTCGGGCAGACGGCGGAACCGGTTGAGCCCGCCGTAGAGCCTGAGCCGCCGCGCGATCCACACGACCACAATCCGCTGCGCGGACTCGGCGGGATTATGCTCGACGACATCATCTATGACCTCACGCACGAACCCGACGCATGATCGAAGAATTCGAACTCGCGTGCGAGGAGATCGACGCCATCGAGGTACCGTCCTGCGCGTCGTGGGACGAGTACGTCGCGGCCGTCTCTCTCACACACGAAGGCGCGATCAAAGCCTGGGAGACCAGCCAGCGGGCCGCCAAGAAAAAGGAAGAAGAGAAAGACGCTAAGAAGGACGCGCCTGAGAAATCACGCTTTGATCGTGACGCCGAGAAACTCGGCTACAAGGTCGCGCATCATCCCATTGCGCCGGAGCCGAAAGCAGAGAAAGGCTGGGCGGCTGGCCGCGCGACCAAGGGCACGGTCGATGCCCCGCACTTCAAATCGATCGACGACGCCACGAAATACGCCGAGTCAAACATCCTCAACGAGTTTGATCACCAGGAGCCATACCTCGGCGATCACGGCATCCAGTACGAGAGCGCGAAGACGCTGAGCGAGGCGTTCATCGCGCAACTCGTGAGGGTGGAAGTCGAAGCCGCGTTGAATGCGCGCCTCGACCTCGAATTCGATGAG